TCGACGCACCGGGCGGATTCTCCCCGCCGGGTGCCCATTCGACGGGTCAGGGGGGGATGCGTATGTCCAGTGTCTGTTGCGGGGAGGCCACATCGGCGACGATGGACCGCCGGTGGGAGGGGCGGACGGTGGCGATAGTAGCGAGCGGCCCGAGCCTGAAAAACGTCGACCTGGCCGCCCTCGCAAACGTCCCCACGATAGCAGTCAACGATAACTGGCGGAAAGTCCCCACCGCCGAAATCCTCTATGCCGCCGACGCCCCCTGGTGGGCGTATCATGGATATGTGCCGGAGTTCGCCGGGGAGCGGTGGACCCAGCACAAAGGCCCCTCCGGTTGGGCCCGCCACGCCCTGGGCCAGGGCCTACACGTAATCCGGTCGGCAGCGAGCCCCGGGATATCAACGGACCCCGCGCTAATCCATACCGGCAGCAACTCCGCTTTTCAGGCGTTGAACCTGGCCGTCCTCGGTGGCGCCCGGCGAGTGCTGCTTCTCGGTTGCGACATGACCGGCGCCCACTGGTTCGGGCAGCACCCGCCGGAGCTGCGCCGCCCTAGCCCATATGACCGGTTCCGCCAGGCGTTCGAGCGGGCCGCGCCTCAACTCCAGGCCCTCGGCGTCGAGGTTATCAATTGCTCCCCCATTTCCACCATCCAGGCGTACCCCCGTATGACCCTGCCGGAGGCCTTAGCATGCGGGTAGTCTGCGTGCTGCGCTCGGGCCCCACGTACGGCCCTGAGTATGTTTACCGGTTGCGGGCGGGGGTCCGTGAGCACTTGCCCGGGGCACAGTTTATTTGCCTGACGGACACCCCGGACGCGTTGCCCGGGGTGAAATGCGTACCACTCATCCACGCGTGGCAAGGCTGGTGGTCTAAGCTGGAGTTGTTCCGCCCGGACTTGGTGGGGGACTTGCTGTATTTCGACCTCGATACGGTCCTGTGTGGCGACCTGTCGGAGATCGCGGCGGCTGGGAGGGACACGTTTATTCGGGACTTTTACCGCCAGGGGTGCGCCCTCGGGTCGGGGATGATGTACCTCACGGAGACGCGCCGAGCCAAAACCTGGGCCCTCTGGATGCGGCATCCCGCCCGCTGGATGCAACGATTCCAGCGCGGTGGGGACCAGTCTTTTCTCGAGCAGGTATATGCCGAGACTTGCGCCCGGTGGCAGGATCTGGCCCCAGGTCAGGTAGTCAGCTATAAAGCCGATTGCGCCCGGGGGCTACCTGCGCGGGCGCGGGTGGTATGCTATCATGGTTTACCAAAACCACATCAAACGGGATGGGCGGCACATGGATCCTCTGATAAAAGAAGAGCGGGATAAGTACCGCGCCATGTGGGCGCTTGACCGGTATCGGGAGCGGTCACCGGGAATGCGGCTACTGGAGCAGGGCCTAGCCTGGCTCCAGCCGGTGCCTGCCGCCAAGATTTGCGATTGGGGTTGTGGCACCGGGCGGGCCACCCAAGCCATGCGGGAACTCGGCTATGACATGACCGCCGTTGATATTGCGGATAACGCTTGTCTGGAGTTCGCCGGCCCGTATTTCCAGGGCTGTTTGTGGGAGCTGCCCCTGATCCCTACCGCCCCGTTCGACCACGGGTATTGCTGCGATGTGCTGGAGCACCTCCCGCCGCAGAAAGTGCTTGGGGCGCTGCGGGGGATCGCAGCGAACACCCAGCCTGGCGGAACGATATTTTTCCAGATCGCCCGGTTCAAGGACGCGGACGGGTTGCACCTCTGTCTGCGCGACCCAGATTGGTGGGCCCAGAGTTTCGACAAAGCGTTTAGCCGCACAGAATGGATTATCCAGCCCAAATACCTGTTGGCGCGGGCTCAGGTATGAAGTGGGGCCGGGTCACCGAGCACCACCCCCGTGTGGCCATCGTCGCCAGCGGCCCAAGCGCCCGGGGGTTACCGCTACCGGAGGGCGTTACCATAGTCGCGGTTAACGGGTCGATTGATTGGTTGGATCGGGCCGACTACTGGTTTACCCTGGATCCGAGCGAGGCCAATTGGTCGCGTATGCACCACCGGCGCCCCGGGGTTTCGTACGTGGCGGCGGTGCCGGATAATTTCGGGACGCGGGCGGCGGAAACAGCGGTAATGCGGCGGCCCGCGCTGGACGGGGTGCGATACCTTCATCGGGTAACAGGAGACGGACATGGGTCACTCAGGTGCAAACCGGGTTTGTGTGAGGATATTGGCGGCATTCATACCGGCAATTCTGCCTATGGTGCCCTCGGCTTGGCGTTTCACTTCAGGGCGCGTCGGATCGCCCTATTCGGTGTCGATGCGTCCCCAGACCCCCGTATCGAAGGGGGCCTGCCGGGCAATCTCGCGCACCTCCCGGAACTATTCAGCAGCACCCTATCGCAGTTGCAGGCAGCGGGAGCCGAGGTCGTGAACGGCAGCCCTAACAGCCAGGTTGAGGCGTTCCCGCGCATGGCCCCGCACGAGGCCATGGAGTGGTTGAGGGCGCCCACATGCTGACTCTGATTACCGGACCTGCCGTCCCGCTGCTATCGCTCAGCGACGCACGGGACCACCTACGCGTGGCCCCGTGCGGGTCGCCCGCCACGCACCCGGATGACGCTTTGATAGAGGCGCTGGTGGGGATTGTAACCGACGAGCTGGATGGCGTTAACGGGTGGCTGGGCCGGGCCCTGATCGATCAGACATGGTTGCTAACCCTGGACCGGTTCCCCGGGGCGCGGCGATTTTGGCATTTCGGCGCAGGGGATTACTGCGTTTGGGACCGGATCCCGCTCCCCCTGACCAGCCCTCTCTACAGCGGGGCGTCGCCCGCACCGGCCCCGGTTACGTCGGTAACTTACGTTGACGACGACGGGGCTACTCAAACGCTGGTAGAGGGCACCGATTACCGCGTGGTAACTGACGGCGATCCGATTTTCATCGAGCCCATTTTCGGAGCCTGCTGGCCGGATACCCGGGACATCGCGGGCGCCGTCCGCATCACGTACCAAGCGGGTTACGGGCCTACCGCCGCCAGCGTGCCGGCGTCTATACTCGGGTATGCCCGGATACGCCTAGGCCAGTTGTACGAGTTCCGGGAAATGGTAGTAGTCGGCGCGACCCCGGCGGTGGTGCCCTTCCTGCGGGACAGCCTGGAAAATGTGCGGTTCAGGGGCCTCACGTGAGGGCCGCCCGGCTGCGACACTGGGTCGCGCTGGAGCAACGGGTGGAGTCGGCAAACGACACGGGGGAAGTCGTTTGGACCTGGGAGGAAGTTTGCAAAATTTGGGCAGAGATCGCGCCAGCATCGGGCCGGGAGGCGACCCCCACGGCCCAGGTGCAGGCGGACGTTACCCACGCTATCCTGATCCGGTGGCGGCCAGGCGTCACCGCTAAAATGCGGGTCGTTGAGGTATGTGAGCCGTCGGTGCAGTATGATATCCAGGTACCGCTGGCAAACGCCCGGCGGACGGAAATAAAGCTGATGTGCGTCACTCGCGACGCGGACGGTTGGAGGGGCTGATGGCGGTTGACGGGGTAAAAGAACTGCTGAAAAAGTTCGACCGGTTGAACACAGCGGGTAAAACCAAGGTGCTGCGGGCCGCGTCCAGGGCAGCCGGCGCCACCGTGGCCAAAGACGCCCGGTCCCGTATTCCCGTCGGTAGCCAGGCCCACCGTACGCTGAACTACCGCAAAATAGGCGACCGGGGCAAAGGCCTTGGCGCGGCGGGCATCCTGGTAACGCCGGGACATGCCCGCAGGTCGATTAAGGTCGCGACGTATGTAAACCGTAGCACCGGGGCGGTCGGCGCGGTCGTCGGGGTTCGTTCGTCGGCGTGGTACGCGGTCCAGTTCGTTGAGTTGGAAAAAGGCAAATCCACCCGCCGAGGTAGGCCCTGGCTGCGCCCCGCGTTTGACGCGACCCGGGCAAAACAGATTTCAGAGTTTGAGCGCCGGTTCCGGGCAGTCATAAACAAGGCGCTGAAAAAACAATGAGCCTCGAAGCCTCCATATTTACGTTCCTGACCGACGCCGCAAGCGTGGCTGCGTTCGTGGGGACACGGGTTTTCCCGGGGGTAATTCCACAGGGGGCGGCGCAACCCGCGATTGTTTATGCCAAACGGGCCCGGAACCGGCAACAACTCTTTTGCGGAACGGACGGGCTCAAACAGACGCGGGTAGATATAGACTGTTACGCCACCAGCTACCGGC